CAAAACTATATGAACGTATTAATGAACTAGAAAAGGAGAAGAATACTCCACCACCTCCAAAAATTACACCACAGAAGTTACTTGAAAAAAGACTAGAAGCGGCAAAACGTAGTCAGTGGAGACCAAAAGAATCCCCTGTTGCTACAGCCGGTAGATTTGCAAGAGAATCTGAAAATGAGATGCTTGAGTCTATCGTTGAGGCTTTGAATCAAATCAATGCTCGTCTTGATGCACTTGAAAAGCGCTAAAAACGGATCTACATTAGTTCTATTTTTTAATTGCAGAACAAAATGGATGATATGTATGAAATTTCTGTATTAGAACATTCGGATCCCTACAGTGGTGAAGAAATGGTTTCAAGACAAAATGTTGTTAAAGAATTTATTAAAGCTTATAAAGAATTTCTGCCTCCCCATTACTATGAAAAAGATGAAATTGTGTGTTGGAGAGGTCGTACTTGGTTATCATATGTAGATAAGTCAGGCAATGATAAACCTATAACAATTATGCTTATAGGTAATATTACGAAAGATCTTGAAGAGGAGATTGAAAGAGCTGTTGAAGATATTTATAAACCTAAAACTGAAGAAGAAGACTTTTAAAAACGGATTAACAATAATTCTATTTTTTTAATTGCATAATAAGATGGAACCTATCACACGTGAAGAATTAAAAAAATCAGGTGTAATTGAAGCCGAGAAAGTAGAACGGATTAGGGCTGAAGCATATGCTAAAATGATGAGAGAACACGATTTGAATGATATTAACCAGTGGATACAGAATTATGTCTATGAACCTGTTAAAAGGGCAGCAAAAGATGGTAGTTTTAGATATATGGTGAAACTGCACAGTCATGGTAAAAATAAAGAGTATCGTAATTATACGGCCGAACGAATTAAGGCTCTGTTTCCAGATTCCGATTTTACGATTATGTTATTGAATGATTCATACACATGTATTTTAGAATGGGACTAAAAATATAAAAACGGAATTGTAAAGATTCTATTTTTTTACTTGCAGACTAAAATGATTGACTATCCTTTCTATAATTGGAAAACCTTTGCAACAGCATTAAATGCATTTCTTGCTACTGAACATTATTATAGAAAATTTCCGAACTATGCAGAACAACATGAAATGGGTGGAGGAACTGAAATTAGAATTATAAAAGAACTTTTAAAAACAGGAGATCCTCAAGAAGGATTTGATGTAGTTACTGCTGCAATTTTGAATCGAGGCAAATATTCATCCGATATAAAAAAGGACATTCCAGAAATTATAAAATTGTTTATAGATGCAGGTGCTAAACCTAATATTGATTCATTATTTAAATTAGAATATCCGGATGACGATCACTTTGAAGATGAAGTATCACACTATCGATCCAGAGCATGGTTAATTGATGTATATGATAAGCATGGATTTGACATGACAAAATATTATGATTGGTCTTCAATCGAAGGAACATATTGGGAAGACATTGATCAAGAAATTATTGATAAACAATATCACAAGGCCTGTTTTATGGCTCTGAAATATTACAGTGATTGTTTAACTAATTTATAAAAACGGAAAGTTAAAAATGATTTTTAATTGACAATGAGAAAAATGGAAATTTCAGACGGATACTTTTGTGGATTTTCTGAGTGCAAATACTGTGACCCAGAAAATCGAGATACTGAACCAGGTGTATGTAAAACTATGCAATGCGAAAAATGTGGAAATTTATATGACATGGAAGAATTTGATAAGGGATTATGCAATGAATGTGATAACTATGTATCATATGGAGAACTAAAAAGATTTTATGAATTAGGTCTCTATAGCATGGATCAGATACTCAGTGTATTCTACTTGACATATACTCTCAAAGATGAATATATAGAAAAAAGAACAGACTTGTTTGCAAGTTGTACAGGATGGAATTGCAGATGTCAAACTCCATTTGGATTTGGCGAAGGCCGGAATAACATCTGTAAATTGTATGGATTTGAAGCTAGTGAAATTTCAGAAAAAGAAATAAATAAGTATTATAGATTTAAACATGTAAGTGAAATGATTCTTCCAAGTTTAGACTAAATACCAAACCTTTTTTATCTTGATAAATGCAAGTTAACAATTTGTCTTACAAGAGGATGTTTATGAAATTCAAAAAACTTAGACCATGCTAAATAGAGACGAAACTGTCTTTCATCTGCATTAAACGAAAACTTTGGATAACATGCTAAAATATCATGCAATGCATCTGCTATTGGATGCTGTTGTTGTTGACGAAGTTGATTAATGTAATTTGTTAAAACCGACTCACGTTCTTCAACAGACATTGCATTGATTTTCGTGTAAAAAGTATCCATTGTACGATATATTATTTTTATATCTAAACGTGTGTCACGTGTGCAATTCCTGGCGCTTCATCTGTCAAAGTCCATCCAAGTTGTTCCATAAGAAGTTTCTTTGTTCTAGACGTATGTCCAGTACAATTATTCTTTTCTACAACAAGTAGAAATCGAGCAACACCATCTACAGGTTCAACTTCATGAACAAACACAACTAAACCTACATAAACCCATTTATCTTGTACTTTTTCAATTACGATCGAGCCAATTGTGATCCAGCTATTACGCTTACCCTTTTTCTGACCATCGAAATAAATAACACGCACAACATCAGTATCGTTTGCAATTTCATCATTATATGTTTTATCACTTTTATTAACAGAGAGTAGAGTTACAGACATTTTATTGACTTATAATCAGTAATTGTCATCAAAATCCGTTTTTAAACAGATTGAACGAATTCCCATCTTAAATACTCACAAATCTTTTTCCATATTTGATCATGTGCAATTAAACGATCGCGTGATTTTAATAATGGAAAGTAAGCTTTGTATTCATCTAATTCTAGAAGTTCAAAGAACTTAAAGAGAATATATGAGTACGATAGAAAATTAGTACGATCATCAGGACAATAAAGAAGAAAAGGTGCTTGAATTTCTTGAAACATGGTTCGAATCTTTTCTTCAATTTCCGGTGTAATTGTTGGGGGAGGGTTTCCGTTAAGTCTGGATAAAATGTGTGCAGCATGTTCGTAATACTTAGATTTATTGAGTTTCTTTAAAATCTCTCGTATGTCTTTTTCAGTAAGTTGAGCTATATTTTGCACTCGTCGTTTCTTAAGTTCACAAATTACTTCAGTTGTAACTTCTTCTGGAATTATAGTTGATTCCTTTGCTTGAAATTGATTTAAAATCTCATTCAAATGATTAATTTTTTTGTATGCATAATTATTTCGTTCTTTAGGAGGATCTCGAAATGAAGGAAAGTCTGAAACTACCATCATATATTCTTCAGAACCACAAGTAGGACATACAAGTACACCTTCAGATGATATTTCTTCTCTTGCAATATTACACGTTTCACAATGTTCAGTTACAACTTGTTTTGTTTCTATATTTTCAAGTCCAGCTAATTTCATACGGGTTGCATATTCTTCAAAAAGTTGTTTTTTAGTTTGACTTCCTGATTCTCCTGTTTTGTTTGTAATTAAATATTTAACGAACGTATTCTCATCCATGCAAGATTGAGCTGTTGGTCTAGTTTTTTCGGTATTTCCATAGTATGAAAGCATAATATCTCCATTTTTTAAATAATAATCTTCCAATGGATTATCCGAATTTACTTTAGATTCTAATTTACTAATTTCTTTCTCAAGTCTAGATGCTTCTAGAATATCGGAAATTTCATTAGTAGATAAAAGAGTTTCAATTTTGCCTCTCAACTCTTCGCATTTAGAGTGTATTTCTTCAATATTTAAAGAATCCTCTTTAATTGTGTTTATAATTGTTTGATGGAGTGAATCCAACGTTCCTTGCAACTTTGAAGACTGTCCAGATTCCTGAACTTTCTTCACTCGAAATATATTGTCCATTTCTTTACTAAGTTAACTTACTAGTCTTAAAATATTACTTAATTGCAAAATACAACACTCCAATTAACGCTAAAATTGTTGGAATAGAACTTGATTGTGATGCATTTGCAAACCCTTCTGTAGTTGTCTTGCATTGTGATACGTCTACTTTTGAACAAAGAACTGGATCGTAATCTGGTGACATATTTGGAGTAAGAAAATAACTATCACCTCCCGTTGTTACCTTGCATTTATAGCAATCGCATCCTGGCGTACCATCAGATGTTAAAGCAGAAAAGAGATAATAAGGATTCAAACCTTCTACATCTTGAACAATTCCTGGAATTAATCCTCTCATGTCATTTGATAGAAATGCCAAATCTTGAATACCTGCAGGTGGACTACCGCCTCCTGGTATGTTATTGATGTAATTCCATCTTGGCTGCGTTGATCCATCGGGTGCAGTACATACACCGCCTGTATTAATAAAATATTGATTTCCTAAAGGAGGATCTCCTGTAATTAATCCTTTCACATAAGTAGTCACTGCATTCAAGTTTGTATATACTTGACCGAAGGTTCCATTACCACTAACACCTAGTGATGCTGGTCCTGGAATATTATCTGCATAGCTGTAATCAGGTCCCATAAATGAGGCGGATGCATCGGGTTTAACGTTCGACCATAATGGATTTTTATCCAAGTCTGCCATTGTTTCTTATATAGTTTATAACTTGCTTTTCAAAAGACGTATTTGTCAATGCACAAGGCCGTTGTCGAAGAATAGATCGTACTACAGTATCATACTCATATCCAAATTTTCTAACGATATACAAAACTGTTAAAAATCCACTACGATTAATTCCACATTGACAATGAACATAAATAGTTCTACATTCTGGATCTTGAAAAAATCTGTTCATAGACTCTTCAAATGCAGGATACCAATTTAATATATTTTGATCAAGTGCATCATTAGCCTTTAAAGAGACATACTTGTCTGGATGAACTGTACGAAACCATGCAGGACTATCCTGATCATATGCACAATTAACTACGTGTGTAATATTATTCTTTAATGCAAATTGCGGTGTTAATGTAAATCCAGCTCCAAATATTATTGATGTATGTACTTTTGCAGGTGAGTCTGTTTGCCATCCACGTGAATTAATTCGGTACGTTAACCACTTGTCCACCATTTGTTAAGATACGTTTATTATCTAAAAACGTATTTTCACTCATTAATTAAAATAATTTAAAAAATGATTGAATTTATTAAAACAAATAATGATAGCATTATTATCAAAAATGGTAACAAAACTTATAAATGGCATGGAAAAGGTGCTGATAAACTACTTAACAGTGAATTGTACACTGCAACAATCATTCACAATATTGAAAACAGAGCAATGATTGATTTTGAAGATATTCTTACAGGAGAATCTGTGTATCGGTCTGAAATTAATCCAGCAGTTTCTCAAAGTGAAGAATGGGTTGCTGATGATTTAGATTAAACTACTACCTAACGTACCTACCACATATGCAATTGCAACAGCAACACCTGCTAAAACACCAGCACCAGTGTAGGAAACTACACCTCCTGACGTATATGTGTTAGGAATATATTGCAATAGCAAAGATCGTGGAGTTGATAAAGAAATAATAATAGCGGCTACAAAGAATCCGAAATAAGTCATTAGCCCTCTTACCGCATACCGTATGCTATTAAATGTTGCATCGTGGCTGTATAACGTAGAAGAAGGTTTTTGTTGAGGACTTGTGTTAATGGGACTAATGAACGGATCACCGCCACCTGTTACCATAGGTGCAAATGTAGTTGATTGAGGAAGGGAAGGATTTTGAACGGGTCCGCTTCCAAGAAGAGCACTTAAATCTGTTGCGCCACTATCTTGCATTTATTTAGAAGGAGGTATTTCACATGCTCTATCTTCTGCGCGATATGAATA